ATGCGGGCAGTGACAGGGGCAAAATCGGCGCGGCTGTGGCTGATGGGGGTGTTTGCGTTGGCGATGGTGGGCTGCGCCAGTGTCGAGCCCCCTGAGTTTCGACGCTTGCCAGAACGGGTAGAGCTCAATGGCGTGCCGTTTTTCCGCGGCAATGCCAACCAGGGTGCCCCGCAAATATTGGCGGGCATGCTCAGTGAGCAAAGAGTCCGCATCACCCCCGGACTTTTGGTCAAACCGCTGCAGTTACCGGGTGCCGAAGCCTCATTGCAATCTAATATCGAGCAGCTTGCGGCGGGTTACGGGCTGATGGTGTACCCGCTGGACAAATCCCTGTCTGCGTTGCTGACTCAAGTGGCAGCCGGCTACCCGGTGATGCTGCGATTTAGCGACGGCACCCTGTGGTCCGAGCCGCGCTACGCGATGCTGGTGGGCTACAACCGCGCCAAAGGTACGGTGTTGCTGCGTGCAGGCATGGAGCGCCGCCGGTTGATGGACTTCAACACATTCGAGTCGGCGTGGAAGGATGCCGGAGGCTGGGCCGTGCTGATTTTGTCTCCGACCCAGCTACCGGCCAACGTCGACAAGGCCCGCTGGCTGAAAATTGCCAATGAACTGTCCCGCTCGGGCCAGGAGCAGGCGGGTGCAGCAGCGATCAAGACTCTGGAGTCCCACAGGTAAGTTTTGGCAAAAATACCTGTGGGAGCGGGCTTGCTCGCGATAAATTCACCGCGACTTCCCTGACAGTCTGCGGCGATGCCATCGCGAGCAAGCCCGCTCCCACATAGCCATCACCAGAGTTAAAAGCCGAATTTGTCCCGCAAGCTGTAGTACCAGGCACCCAAAGCTGTCAGCGGTGTACGCAACAGCTGTCCGCCGGGGAAAGGGTAGTGGGGCAGGTCGGCAAACGCATCAAAGCGCTCTGCCTGGCCGCGCAGGGCTTCGGCCAGCACCTTGCCTGCCAAATGGGTATAGGTCACGCCATGGCCGCTGCAACCTTGGGAGTAATAGATGTTGTCACCGATACGGCCGACCTGAGGGAGGCGTGATAGCGTCAGCAGGAAATTGCCCGTCCATGCATAGTCAATTTTCACATCCTTGAGCTGCGGGAAAGCCTTGAGCATTTTCGGCCGGATAATCGCCTCGATATTGGCAGGGTCCCGTGCGCCATACACCACGCCGCCCCCGAAAATCAGACGCTTGTCACCGGACAGGCGATAGTAGTCGAGCAAGTAGTTACAGTCCTCAACGCAATAGTCCTGTGGCAACAGAGTCTTGGCCAGCTCATCACCCAGGGGCTCGGTGGTGATTACCTGTGTACCGCAGGGCATGGACTTGGAAGCCAGCTCCGGTACCAGATTGCCCAGATAGGCATTGCCTGCGACGATAATGAACTTGGCTCGCACCTTGCCCTGGGGGGTATGCACCACAGGATTGGCGCCGCGTTCAATGCGAACAGCGGGAGACTGCTCATAAATGGTGCCGCCCAAAGACTCGACAGCCGCGGCCTCACCCAGCGCCAGATTAAGCGGATGAATATGCCCGCCGCTCATATCCAGCAGCCCGCCCTGATACTGATCACAGGCAACCACTTCACGGATCCGGCGCTGATCCAGCAGCTCCAGTGACGTATTGCCAAAACGCTCCCAGAGTTTTTTCTGCGCTTCCAGATGGCCCATCTGCTTGGCGGTGATGGCGGCAAACACGCCGCCGTCTTTCAAATCGCACTGGATCTGATACTTGGCCACACGCTCACGAATGATCTTGCCGCCTTCAAAGGCCATCTGCCCCAGCAACTGAGCCTGCTTGGCGCCGACAGTGCGTTCGATCACATCGATATCGCGGCTGTAACTGTTAACGATCTGGCCGCCATTGCGTCCGGAAGCACCGAACCCCACCTTCGCTGCTTCCAGGACCGTGACCTTGAAACCGGCCTCCAGCAAAAAAAGCGCACTCGACAGCCCGGTATAGCCGGCGCCGATAACACACACATCCGTTTCCACCTCGCCCTGCAGGGCAGGGCGCTCAGGGGCTGGATTGGCTGAAGCCGCATAGTAGGACTGGGGATAGGGAGTGTTCGACATTCTGCAGCCTCTGTTTTATATTTTTTACGAGTGAAGCCGATGCTACCTGAGTTGAAAACCGCCCGCCAGCCACTGGCGGCTGAGTGTTTTAAGGTTAAAAATAAAAAATTCGACTATTCATAGGGTTAGCTGCAAAAAAGGTGTTGACACCCCTCCGCAAATCTATAGAATGCGACCCCACAGCAGGCACGTAGCTCAGTTGGTTAGAGCACCACCTTGACATGGTGGGGGTCGTTGGTTCGAGTCCAATCGCGCCTACCAAACAAAATCCGCTCTGCTGGGCGGTCTAGAAGGGCTCACCGAAAGGTGGGCCCTTTTTTGTTGTCTGCGATTTGCAAAACCCCCACCTCAAAACGCCAAATCAGCCCCCACCTCCAGGTACTCGATACCTTTCTCTGTGTGCCCGTCCTGATAGTGTTTGGTCGCGCGGCTTTGGTGATGGATGGCATGACCTGGAAGGGGCGCAAGACCAGCAGCGAACAGGCTTTGTCCTGGCCACGCCGGGAAGTGCATCTGGATGGCGAGAACAAAGCCGCCAACTATTTGCCTGCGCGTATCCAGTACGGGCAGATGGCCTTGGCGGCCGAAATTCACGCCGACGATATTGACCCAATCGACAAACGCAAAGGGGCCGTGACATTGGAGCGTGTCGAGGGGGCCGTGACACGCGAGTACGCAACGATCCCGAACACCAGCAAGCGGTTATTGCCTGCGGCGCCTGATCGGCCCAGTGCGACGCAGTTTGCGGACTACTTGCTGCAACGAGGATTGTATTCTGTAAAGGTATAAACAGATGATGGCATTCGTAGTGGCCAGTACTAAAAGTTACTAGTAGAAGTTACTTTGAGTGCTTTAGTATGCTCCTCTCAAAAAGGGAGTGATGCATGTTACCTAATCCAAAAAGCAGTAATTTTCGCTCGGCTCTACGTAATGCGCGCAAGGATGCAGGGCTCACATTGACTGAGTTGGCTGATGCTGCAGGCATATCCAATGTTATGCCTGGACGCTACGAGCGAGGCGAATCTCAGCCTACGATGGGCACTTGGCAAGAGTTGAACAAAGCTCTGTTTGAGGTCGATGACGAGGAAGTTGAGGCAGAAGCGAAAAAGCAGGAAATCGGCGAATCACTTTCCGACTCGTCTATTGAGCAGATACTTGAAGAGCTAAAAAGCCGCGGATTCAGCACGGTTAACCTTTCCTACAGCTGATTCGTTGACCCAGCCCCGCTATCTAGTGGGGTTTTCTATCTCAGGTGCCACCATGACTTTCTATGACGAAATGGCCATGATGGCTCTGGAGATGATCACCGAGTTCGGCCAGTCGATACTTGTCGGTAATGTCCTTCCCGGCGAGTACGATCCCGAAACCGGAACGTCAGATCCTGACATTATCACTGAGCAAACTGCCCAAGGCATCCTGCTCGACTTCACTGGCCAGGAATTCCAGAACAACAGCCTCATCAAGCAAGGCGACAAGAAGCTCAAGATTGCTGCGCAGGGGCTTGAGTGGGTGCCTGACCTGCTGAGCAAGATGTCAATTCAAGGCCGCACCTGGTCAATCGTTCCTCCGCTCAAAGAGATCAACCCTGCCGGGACACCGATCCTCTATGAATTGCAGGTGCGATCATGAGCAATCATTACGCAGGCAAGAGCGGCAGTTTCTCAGCTCAAATCCGGGCCTTCGCGGATCGAGCGAAAGATGCCATTGATATGACGATGCGCGACATCATCATCAACATAGGTAACAGCGTTATCACGATGTCACCTGTGGGCACTCCTGATGTCTGGAAGATTAACAAGATCAGTCGCGAGTACAACCAGGCCGTCGCGGAACACAACGAAAACCTGCGCCAAAATCCGCAAAACTTCGACAAACGTGGCTACCTCAAGCGCGGCTTAAAGCTCAATGACGGCATGGGCATACGTGCGCCGCAGGGCTGTGTGGGCGGGCGCTTTCGCGGCAACTGGATGTTCAGTGTCGGATCACCTGACACCTCCACGGTGGATCAGGTAGACCCCCGGTGGTAGCCGTTCCATGGCACGTATCGTCAATGGTGCCCTGGAGTTCAATGCAGGGGAGACGGCTTACATCACCAACTCACTGCCTTATGCCATCCCCTTGGAGTACGGGCATTCAACCCAGGCACCGAGCGGTATGGTTCGGATCACCCTGGGCAACTTTCAAAAGATTGTTGAAGAGGCCATCAGGAAGAACCAGGTATGAGCCATAAGATTGTTCGCGCACTGTTTGAGGCCCGGCTGGCAGCTTGGGCAAAGCTGCAGAAGCCTGTACTGCGCATTGCCTATCAAAATGTGGTGTTCAAGCCTGCTGACGGCGAAACCTACCTGCGGGCTTTCTTGATACCTGCTCACACGGGGAGCGACGACCTCGCTGGCGAGCATCGGGTTTATACCGGTCTGTTTCAAATCACCATCGTCACACCTGCCGGAATGGGTTCCGGTGCGGGCGAAGGGTTGGCAGATGACCTGTCTGCTTTGTTTGCCCTCAATGATCGATTAACCCGGGGTGACTTCACGGTACTGGTGATGACCCCGGTCGAGCCTGGTCCCGAGCAACAAGAAGACACCGGCTGTGCGTTGCCTGTGTCGTTTCAGTACCGTGCCGACACGACTTGATCAGTACTTAGGATTTGGCGCGGCGGCTTCTGAACCACTTCACTAAATACCAAGGCGCGGCCAGTATCAGAACAAGAATCGCCGCCAGGGGCAGAGAGTCAACCCAGAGGGACGCTAGAAGCCTGGATTCGATCAACCAACCTTGTGCACTATTCGGATCGGTTTGGGCGTAGGCCGACAGCAGTGCAATCACTGAGGTGATTATCGCGAACCAAATGGCGCTACGAACTTGCTCTCGATTCATATGTGTTTGATTCCCGGAGTGGCATTAAGTAAGGCGCGCGATCCTATCAACCAGCCGTCATCCGGTCGATGGCTCTATTTGCCAATCCACTGACTTCATCCTAATACGCCCATACCCGAAAGAGTGCTGCGGGCTGCTGCTGGCCATCGGGCGCAAGCAGCAGTACTTCCCGTGCCGGAACATTGCCAGCGAGCCGAATGAAGAGTTTCGTCTCGATCCAGAAGACTACGCAGCAGCGGAAGACCTGGGCGAGGTGATCGGCATTGTTCACTCACACCCGGATGCCACCAGCCGGCCGTCTCCGCATGATCTGGCGATGTGCGAGGCTACGGCGTTGCCATGGCACATCCTGAGTTGGCCTGAAGGCGACTTGCGCACTATTACACCGACCGGAAACACGCCGCTGCTTAAGCGTCCGTTTGTTCACGGCGCGTGGGATTGCTGGCAGGTCTGTGCGGATTGGTACAAGCGCGAGTGGGGGCTGGAGTTTGAAGCTTTTAGACGGGAGGACGGCTGGTGGGAGAGTGCTGGCAACACCAGTTTGTACGAAGCCAATTACGAGGAGGCAGGTTTTGTGCGGGGCGACCAGCCACGGCGTGGTGACCTGATCGTTATGGCGATTGGGCGAACGGTTCACCCGAATCATGCTGGGATTTATCTCGGTGATGATCCGGAGCTGCCTGGAGAAGAATCAGGGGTGTTCGGGCCGGGGCCGTTTTTGTTGCATCACCTGTACGGCAGGCCGTCAGAGGTGATCGTTTATGGCGGCCCTTGGCTGGATCGGACGCAGCTGATCCTCAGGCACACAGATGCAAAATAACTAAAATGACGAGGCTTACCCGCAGGAGATCAACATGCACCAACTTAAAACTCAAATGACGAGTACTGGAGCGCTTGTGGTTACCGGTATTGGTACTGGAATTGAAACCAGTCAGCTTTTGATTTCAGCTGATAGATTTTCGATCAAGAGTGTTGAGCAATTTCTGGCAACAGAGAAAGCCGACCTGTTGGAGCGTCGACTTGCACGGATTGAGAGCAAATTAGGGTTTAGTCCTTTGGGTGATCGCTGAAAAATTCCGAGATCCTCTTGGGGTTCGGACGAACAGGACTGTTCTTGGGCATCGCCTCCGCCACGCGCAATGCAAAGACTCTTGCAGTCTCGAGGCCTTCTTTTCCTTGAGAAGCGGACAATTGATGAACAAGTCCGGAAATTACGCAATTGAGATTTTGTAGGTCTGAGCCATGCGCGTTGACGGCGTCGATCAGTTTCTGACTCAGTTCGCTTTGTTCCATTTTGCCTCCTTGGTAATCCGCGCCGAAATTAGCGCAACCCCAGTCCGTGGGCTTGCAGGCAAAAGACTGGGGAATTCTGTTGCGTAAGTGCTGGAGGCTACTACTACAGGCAACGGGGTGTTACTGAGGATTCGTACATGCTGCAACCATTTGCTAATCTATAGGCAATCTGCGTACACTTTACGCCAATGAAAACAGTCTTCTTTGAAACCACAAGCTTCACCGCCACGGTAGGTGATTACCTGACTGACGATGAATACCGGCAGCTTCAGGTAGAGATGCAGGCGAACCCGGCCGCAGGCGATGTAATGCCGCGCACGGGTGGATTCCGAAAGCTACGCTGGCAAGACGCCCGCAGAGGAAAGGGCAAGCGTGGCGGGTTGCGGGTCATCTATTACTGGCTGCTGGATGATGGTCAGTTCTGGATGTTCGCAATTTACGACAAGGATGAGCTTGAAAACCTGACCGCTGATCAGGAGAAAGCGCTGAAGGCGGCCATTGGTGCAGAATTGAAACAACGAGGTGGGAAATGAAAAAGCGCGATCTGTTTGCCGAGCTGATGCAAGGCGTGAACGAGATGGGCGAACATCGCGAAGGGAAGATCACCCTTCGCCAGTACGAAGTGGAGGCGATGCCGGCCCCCGAGGTGACTGCTGCCGAGATCGTTTCTCTGCGTGAAAAATTGCACATGTCCCAGCCAGTGTTTGCCCGGCAGATCAGAACCAGCCCGGACACACTGAAAAATTGGGAGCAGTCGAAGTCAAAGCCGAATGCCCAGGCAGCACTACTGATCAAGTTGGTCCAGCGCTTCCCTGATATGGTTGATCGCCTCAACGCTGTTTAA